AACGGGTTCTACTTGAGATTCAATAACGGGTTCTACTTGAGATTCAATAACGGGTTCTACTTGAGATTCAATAACGGGTTCTACTTGAGATTCAATAACGGGTTCTATTTTCGTGTTTGTTTCCGATTCGATGTTTGATATATTACGTGAAATAGGGACTAAATCAACATTTAAAGATTCCGAATTAATTAAATCGTTTTCTTTTATGTCAGGGTTTATGTCAGTGTTTATGTCAGGGTTTATGTCAGGGGTATCTGTCTCTTTAACTACTACACTATTTTTTTTTAATTTCTTTATTTTAGTTGGTATATCATTATTTAGTGTAGACACATCTCCACAACTTTTTTCAGCCATAATATAATCAGATAAATCGCCAAATTTAGATGGGTCTAATTCTGGACTATTAAATAATGGTATTTTAAGTATTTTAAAATAGATTAACAAAACAATTATTAAAGATATAATCCCGCCATTATTTCCAAAAATATTAAATGCTTTTGATATTACAATATAAGCTATTATGTATGATATTAATGATTTTTTATAATAAAAAACATCGGTTAAAGCATTAATATAATTGTAATCCGTTCCACCAATAATTTTCGTGGATGTCATTGTAACTGTAGATAAAAAGCAATATATTAAACAAACAAAAACCAACACCGGAAATATAACAGTTATAAACACAACTATAAAGGATAACAATATCATAGCTATTATTATTGAAATAATCCCATTTGAACTAAACAACGATACCTGTTTAAAATAGTCGGTTTTATTAACATCCTCACTCGAATTATTTGTGTTTATTCTAAATATCCAAAACATCTTTGTAAAAAATAGTATAATCAAATAACCCCAACTTAATAAATAAATAAATGACAAATATAACAATGTAATAAAGGGTGTTCCAAATATAATTAAGGACTCCGAAACGGAAGTATTCAAAAAATTTAAATATACGTTTAAACTGTTATAAATAAAACACATTAAATTTTCTAAAATAGTTATAAAATACATTATTATTGGTTTTACTTTTAGATTTGTAGACATCTTTTGTAAAGTATCTAATATAATATTTTTGTTATTATTTTCATATAAAAACTTTATTTTTTCGGATTGTTGTGTATCATTAATATTTGTAACATTAATATTAATTTCTTTAATATCTGGAATCATAAATGAGGTATTATTATAAGGATTACACAACAAATCGGTTGGTAATATATTTGATTGGGCAACTTTACAAGAATATAATATTGAGGTTCCAATACATATAATAAGCAATAATATAATAATTGAATATATAATTGACTTTGTATATGTTAATATTTGTTTACCTGTATTATTTACGGATTCCGATTGTGTTGCGTTTTTTTTAGCATCAATTATAGAAGGTTCACTTGTAGACATATTATATTAAAATGATATAATAAAAATTTTATTTTTACATCTAAACAAATATTACTAATTACACATTTACAAAAATATATTATAAATATAATATATAATGCCAAGTGAATTAGAAATCGCATTTCAAAAAAGAAAAGATAGACAGGCACAATCTAATGCCTCTATAAATAGACTAGACCAGAATAGAAATAATCAAGATGTTCGGAATTTAAGACAAATGAATAATAACAAGGTTTTTGGAAGTCGTGATTATATTGATGACTCGTATGAAAATACCCCTTATGAAAATACTCCTTATGAAACCCCTGAAGTTACTGCTGAAATTATTGAAACATCCCCAACCGTAATTAATGTCGACAGTGTTGCGCCGTTATTGTATAAAGCAAAAGACCCTAAGAAAAGATTCATACCTACATTTATATCTAATTCAACAAAAAGAAATTTAGGTTCGTATTTTAATAAACCTAGATGGGGTATGACAACACAACAAAGTAACGCTTTACCAAGTGAATTAAATAACAACGACGTTATATATGGTTATAACGTTGGAGGAATAACAAGGAAATCCAAAATACGTAAATCAAAACAAACAAAAAGACGCAAATCAAAACAAACAAAAAGACGCAAATTAAAAAAATCTAAAAGACGAAATTAAAAAATCTAAAAGACGAAATTAAAATACTAAAATATAATATTAAAATATTATATGTTACAACAAAAAATGAAGATGTCTATATTAATTATTTTATTACTGTTTGGTATATTTAGTTGGATACATTATTTATTTAAAAATAATTACATTATCGAATGTTATGAAAATGCGTTGAGTTCGGATAAAGGAGATTTTACAACAACCCATACGGTTAATCTTCCGTTGACTACTAATTTTAGTTGTTCCAATATGTGTATTAATGCGAGATGTTCTAAAACAAAAGAACAGTGTTTATCAGATATAGATTGTCCTGGATGTCAACCATATGCGGGTTTTAGTAAACCAAACACTCACGATATTATTGGTGAAAATGATTCGGGAAAACTTACTGTTGGGGTTACTCCCACATATTCAACCTTAACAACAGATATTGGAACCAAATCTAAATTATATACAAACAGAGCACCTCAAGCAAACTTTGGAATTAATACTTGGAATAGTAGTTTTAATGAAGGGACTATTTTATTTAATAAAAGGTATAATTTAGACGATTTAAACACTAGGGTAAATTATCCAAAACGGTTTAATGTTACCGGCAATTTCTTGGATAATGGTCCTCTTGCGTCGAATGCGGATTTACATTAGATTTATGTGGCATACATTAAACCGGCGTTTCCAGAAACAAACGTCACCACATTTATTCTTTCTTCCAAAACAACTAAATTAAAATTGTAATCGTAAATTCTCCAAGTAGGTTTATTAATTCCAATTATATTTCCGGTTGTTGGGTCGCAAATAGTTAACGTTTGTGCGTTTGGGTCAAGTGTTGGTAAAATAGTATTAAACTCGAATTCAATTAGATTAAACCGATTTGAATTTAATGCTCCACTTGGTTGTAATACCAAAGGACTTGTATTTAAACAAAAATTGTAACAATAAATACCCGACGGTGCGTTCCCGCTAGTTCTTGTATATTTTTCTATGTAATTGTATACACCCGAAGGTTGGATATTTTCTCTATATTGTCCATCTAATAGAATTCCTAAAGAAACAAGTATATTTTTTATATTTTGTATATTTAAATCTTGGGTAATCATTAAACCAGTTGGAAGACCGCCGGGATTTACACCAGGCCCAATTGTTGATGGAGGGGGGTATGGATTCGTATATGTTCCAGATGTAGGTGCCGGAATTATATTGCTTGGAAGATAATTGTAAGGCCAATTCGTAAAATTAGTCCATTGGTTTCTTAAATTAGCGTCGCTTCTTTGAAAATAAAACATCCAATTTGAAATTAATCCGATTGAATCCAATTGAACTTTATTTGGACCTGTAACATTATAAAAAACGGTTTCTCGAACTTGTTTAAATAAATATTTTTGCTCGTTCATCGCAAACAAACGCGATTCATCGTTAGATAAAAAACAATAAGTGCAATTTAAATGAATATCTGTATTCCAAGATACTTTTGTGTTGACATATGAACTAACCGTTAATGCGGTATCTGGTGGTGGGTGTAAAAAACGATAAAACTGCATATACCATAAATTGAAATTGGGGGCTAAATAAGGATACATATTGTCTGAATCCAATACGTCTCGAATTACAAACAATTGATTTATAGGACGCATCGTAATAGTTATATGAAGTTCGTTATATTGTAACGCGACTAATGGAAACGCCATTTGTGTATTTAAATTAAACCATGCGTTTAATGGAATGTATAAGGTTTTACCACGTATGGACGGATTAGAACCTGAACTAGAAGTATTGTGATAAGCATTGGGGTAAGAGTTTACACGCGAATATGCGTTTCCCGGATCGGTTAAATCACTAGTGTGTCCTATCATTTCATTAAATAAATCTTTCTTCAACCCGGTAAAATCTCGCAAAACAGTTGCCAATAGATAGGTTCCTGAAAATTCCTGGAGAGTTTGATTTCCACATGTGATTGATATTTTTTCTATCATTTCGGCACCAAGATAGTCAATCCATTTAAATTCATACGGAACCCATACTGAATTATAACTTGGGTCTGTAGATTGTGGCGGAAATATGGGACTCCAAATATCAGGTAAATTAATTGATAAGTAACAATCCATTAATAAATCGGCATATCTTGGTATTTTAAATACAAATTGAGATGATTCATTTAATTGTAACGTTTTGGAACCTTCGAAATCAACTCTAAATTTTTGCATACCAAAATTCGTATATTTTGAATATGAACATTTGAAAAAAGTTTTACTTGGATTTCCATTTAATATAATATTTTGCTGTCCCTCACTAACAAGATTTAATAATCCTCCGGGCATTTAATTTATATTATAGATATAATATTATTTAACTTTTTTTATTATTAAATAGTATTATAATAAATATGTCAACGCAACAATTTAGTAATTTTAAAGAAAAATTATTAAATCTCAAGGAAAACACAATATCAGTATTTATCTTGTTTATTATAATTATTATAATTATTTTAGCTATATGTTATTATTTATATAAAAAAAGTCTATATTCTAGTGAATGTAAATTTATGACTAATATTTATGGAACATTAAATAATAAAATTAAACCTATTGACGCAAAATATAAGAAATTCAATCATAACCTATTGGATTATTATATCAAAACCGCATATAATTGTTGTAGTGGAGGTAACTATAAAAATGATTTTGTAAACACCTGTAATTTGATTAATGTATTAAAACAGGGATGTAGAGGTCTTGATTTTGAAATATATTCTATTGATGATAACCCCGTAGTTGCGACATCAACCTCAAATAATTATTACGTAAAAGAAACGTATAATTATGTTAACTTTTCTGAGGTTATGAGTATATTATCAAATTATGCGTTTTCTCAAAGCACATCTCCAAATTATACAGACCCAATCATTATACATTTACGAATATTCAGTAATAACCAAAAAATGTTTAATAAATTCTCTCATATATTTGAAACCTATAATAATTTATTACTCGGAAAAACATATAGTTATGAAAACCAAGGCAGAAATATAGGAAAAGTCCCTATATTAGATTTAAAGGGTAAAATCGTTATTATTGTTGACAAGACAAACACATCCTTTTTGGATAATAAGGCATTTTTAGAATATGTAAACATTACAAGTAACTCTATTTTTATGCGCGCGCTACATTATTATGACATAAAAAACACGCCAGATATTACCGAATTACAAAATTATAATAAACAAAATATGACAATTGCTATGCCTGATATCGGTTCAAATCCACAAAACCCAAGCGGTATTGTTGTTAGAGAAACTGGGTGTCAACTCATTGCTATGAGATATCAATATATAGACCAATATATTGAAGAAAACACAGCATTTTTCAATGAAAACGGGTTTGGGTTCGTGTTAAAGCCTGAAAGATTAAGATTTATTCCGGTTATATTACCGGACCCAACCCCTCAAAAACCCGAATTGTCTTATGAAACCAGAACAATATCTTCGAATTATTATAATTTTAATATTTAATAATTATATATCATGAAACCAAAAATGTGCGATAAAAACACGAGTTTTAGTGACTGCGAATTATTAATATTACGATTACAGGTTGACGAG